AAATAGTTTCAACCATTGAGTTGAAAACAACTTCACCACAGTGAGTTGTGATTTGTAGGTTCTAGGGAATCTCAAACCACAAACTCACTGTATTTTTATGTCCACCTTAACGCAAAAGGCGCTGGCTGCAGCGTCTGCGCTTCTTCTTGGAGTGCCAACAGCAGCATTAGCACACACCAACTCTATAGGATATGTTGGTGGGGGCAACGGGTCAGTTACATTCTGGTATGGTAACTGGCATCCAGGAACTAACTTTAATGAAGGAACTTTAACCTTACAAGGTATCAACGGAACTGCTTTTTCTGCGACAACTGTAAACTGGTCTTTACTGTCAGCAACAACACCAGACGGATTGATTCCTGGAACAAATTATTTTACTTCCAATGGTTCTACATTAGTTCCCTATGATACCAACATACAAACATCATATGCTTGGCAAGGTGTAACTTTTACTGGACTTTCTGCTGGTGATTATCAATTCACATATAATGCTGCTGGGTCTCCAACAGTCAACTGGATGCCTATGGATAGTGTGATTCTTTCCAGCACCGTAAGTCTTTCAGCAGCAGCACTTTCTGGTGATGCTAACCAGAATGGTGTTCTAGACATTTACGAAACTGGGGGAACACCAACTCTGGTCAGTTCTAGCACAGTTAATAATGTAGTTTCATCGGTCGCTGTTCTTGCTCCAGTATCCGCAACAACTGTTATTCACGCAGCAACAGAAGATGATGGAAGACAAAGAGTTAATCGTCACACTCAAACTGATGTAACAACCACTTCTGTTACAACCACCACCACAACACCAGTCACAACTGATACTTATAGTGATAACTCAACTGTTGTTACAAACGGAACTGCTGTTGTAACCACATCACAAGCAAGCACAGTTGCGACTTCACACGAATATGCTGACTTCTATGGTCGTGTAGATCAGCACGAAGTTATGGATAAGATGGGTGAATCATTACAAGGACTTCTCAACCACGAACCATCTCAATCAAAAGAAAAGGTTAGAGTCTTCAGCAAGAACTACTATGCCTGGTCTCAAGGAGAGAATGGATACTCTGGAACTTCATTCATCTATGGTGGTGGTGTAGAAATTGATATCAAACCAACCTGGACGATTGGTGGTCAGTATAATAATGTAACTCTGAATCTGAATGGTTCAGATAGCACTTCCAAACTGATGAAGGGTCACTATGGTGTCTTCAATATGTTCAGAGGTAATACTTTATCACTTCTGACGAATGCTGGTCTTGCTCAAAACAACTACAATGTTTCCAGAAATGTTGCTGGAGTTTTCAATAACGAAAGTCAGACTGCTGGACAAGAATGGTGGGTTAGCAACAGAGTATTCATTCACGCTCATAAGAACATAACTCCTTTCGTTGGGCATACTATTCGCAACTATAAGAGAAACGCATTCACGGAAACTGGTTCATCACAATCAGCAAGAAGTGTTGAAGGTGTCAATGAAACATATAATGTTGGTGAAGCAGGTTTAAGACTTGAAACTCGTTTCGGTGGTAAGAAAAAGAACTTGTTTGGTGTAAGTGTTGAAGGTTCTTATGCAACTGATAATGCGATTGAAGCATCAGCAACTCTTGACTATAAAGAAATCGTCAGCATTCAAGGAGTTCATCAGATTAATAATGGTGTGAGCAACACAGCAGTGTCCGCAAATGTTAAATTTAGGTTCTAATTCCTAAATATAAAGGATATCATCACACGGACTGATGACTAATAAGAAAAACGAAAATGCTATGGGACAACTAATTCGTATATGTATTTTGGGTTGGTCTGCGGCTCTCCTTACTGCAAGTTATGCTGGTACTCTATCTAAGATGGACCCAACATTCATTGCAACAGTCTTCACTGCATCTGCTGCTACTTTTGGCATCAATACAATGAAAAAAGGTGGTGATGAAGAAGATGAAAAGAAAGAAGAACCAAAAAGAGAGGAGTTTGTAGAAGCTCCTCCAGAACCACCAGCACCTGAAGAAGTTGCTGCAGAACCAACTCTTGAAGCAAGAGTAGAAGCTCTGGAAGAAGGACAAGTTCAACCACGTACTGGTGGAGCATAATGGCAAAGTCCGCAAACAAAGGTAAGAAAGGTTCTGGTGGAGCAGGTTCTGCTAATAATAAAAAGCAGAATTCTGGTAATGCCAACGCTAACAAAGCAAAAAATGGTGGCAAGAAAAAATGAGGTATTATGCCAAGAGAATGGAACACTCCTATTCGGGAACCCTGGAACCCGATAATTAAGAAGTGTCTGGATGCTGTCGATGAACATATGCGACAGCATCTCATGACAGGTGATGAGTGGCATCTCTCTCAAGCAGAAACCTTAAGAAAGTATGTAAAAGACCTAAAAGTGTGGATACATAAAGAAGAAGGTTGGTGGAATGAATGAAAAAACTTCTTACAGCAATTAGTCTGTCATTATCTTTAGCATTACCTACAAGTGCTAATACAATAGTTAAGAAACAACCCACCGTTCCAGCATATAGTCTGGCAGCGATGGGTTGTATGATTTTATTGGAATGCACTGAGGGTGTAGAAAAACTTACCGTAGATTCTACATTGATTAAAGGAAAAGAGTTTGATGCGTTCAGAGAGGAAATACAAAAGATTCTTGCTGGACTTGATAAACTTGGAGTTCCTGTTTATGTCGCTCCTCCAAGATATTTCACACCAAGAACAGTTGGTCTGTATAAACCAGAGTATAATAGGTTTTATGTAAACGAATCTCTCCTTCAAGACCCTAGAGAGTTTCTAGGAACGATGAGACACGAAGGATGGCATGTCGTTCAGGATTGTATGGGTGGTGGACTCAAAACATCTTTTATGGCACAGGTTCATCAGGATAACGAGATTCCTTCTTGGGTGATGAAGTCAACTCGTCTTGCTTATGAGAGTATGGGTATGTCTCGTGCCGTGCCTTGGGAAGCAGATGCAAACTGGGCAGAGGAACAATCTAATGTAACTGCACAAAGATTAGAAATGTGTGCCAAAGCACCACTCTGGGAGCAGGTAAGACCCACTCCGATGACGATGGAATGGTTGATTGGGTGTGGGTGGATGAAACCCCAAGAAGGACATAAGGAATATACGCCAAATAAAAAAGCGGATTATTGTGTAGAAGGTAAGTTCTAATGCCTCAAGAATTTCCTTGGGGAGTGATGGCGATTCTTGGTCCAGGACTTATCTTTGTTTTGTATATCATTTACTACATATTACGACTAGCAAATGAGGAAATGAAAAATGAAGAACCTAGCACTCATTCTATCGACGACAAGCCTTCTCATTAGTGGAGCACTTTGTTATGGTGCTTATGTGACTTATCAAAAAGCACAGAAGATTCTGGACAACCCAGAAGAGTTCGTTGGTGCTGTTGTAGAGAAACAAGTCAATAAAGCATTTGAGAAACTTCCTATCCCCAAACTAAATAATTTGCCTGGTATTAAGTTATTCTAATGGAAAGCAAAGACCCATACATTTATAGAATTAAAGAAATTCATAAAGTTGTTGATGGTGATACGATAGATGCGTCAATAGATTTGGGGTTTGATATTAGTTTAGAAAAAAGAATTCGCCTTGCTGGGGTTGATACTCCAGAAAGTAGAACAACGGATCTCAAAGAGAAGGCAATGGGTCTTGAATCAAAAGAATGGTTGAAGAAAAAACTTGAAGGTGCTAAAGATATTCTTATCAAGACCGAACTTCCAGACAGCACAGAGAAGTATGGAAGAATCATTGGGCACTTGTATATCAATAGTGAAGCAACATCTCTAAATGAACAGATGATTGATGCTGGATATGCTCTTGCGTATGATGGTGGAACAAAAGATAAAAACTTTAGTGTATTATTGGAAAAGAGAAAAACTAAATAACTAAAAACATAAAGATATGAAAACCTTTCAAGAGTTTATGTTAGTTGTTGAAGGTATGGATATGAGAGCCTTCAAGCAACAAAGAAGTCGTCAGAAGCAAAAGGAAAAGAGAGCAGCAGATAAGATTGCTCCTAACCGCAGAAAGGATATTCATACCGATAGACTTTCTCCCGAGAGAGCAGCAAGGCATCGTGCTAATGTAGATCCAGACGATGATCGTGGTTCAGCATCAGATGAAAGAAACTATCCAGGTGGTAAGTTAAGACCTAATAAAGTTCGTAAGGCAAAGGCACTTGGAGAACTTGGATAAGTAATCACTTCTCGTGAAACTTTTTGTATTGTTCTTTTTTCTCTTTCTTCTGTTCTTTCTTCAGCAACTTATTAACTTTCTTAAGAGAAGCAGTTTTTTCAAAGGCAAAGAACACTTGAAGTTCATATGGGGTAAGGTCTCTGTTCAAGAGTTTCTTACCCCTTACAAATATCTGTTGAACGATAGGTTTCATTTTACCTACCAACCATTCCACCACAGATTTCCCAACAAGAGCCGCAGCGACAGAAGCAGTAGCAGTGGTGCCAGCAAGAATAACTTGCTCTTTAGGTGGGATGGGAACTTCCCCGATGATTGGTACTTCAATGACGGGTACTCCTAGGTTAGTTTTGGGGGCATCATCGGAAATAACCCGATTATCCTGGGTGGTTTGAACAACTGGAGGCAGTTGGGGGGTGGGGGTAGTGTCTGGAAGTCCTCTGGTCTTCTCTTGTTTTTCTTCTTCTTGTTTCTCTCGTTCTGCTCTTACCGCAGCATCAAACTCTTCCTGTGTGGGAACATCAATCACAGGATATTTGATAGTCGTATCGGGCATATTAATAATCGGCATATCAATTTCAGGTATCACAGACCTCTGTGCTCTCTGAGTTACAGGAGGTTCTATCGTAGAAATAACTGGTGGTCCGTCAATTCTTACGGACGGAGACCTGATTGGTTTTATTTCCATTGACTACATCTTGTACTTTTGGATACCTAACAACGACATCAGCACATATTTTTGCGTATGGACTCTCTGGATGAAAACTGATACCTGACTTGATTGCCTCACCACACTTCAGTAAACGAACTAATTCAAAATCAAGTCGTGCCTTATCTGCCTCTGCTTGCTGCCTTGTGATTTCAGTTCTGACTCTTGCCTTACAAAGTTCTTGGAAAGACCCATCAAGAGGTATAGCGAACCCTGCAGAGAGTCCTCCATTAAATGAATTGGTTTGATATGTTGTTGGATCTGTACTGCCCGCAAGACTATTGTAACCAAAGGTTTGTAAGTTCAGTGTTGGACCCTGACAGGCAACTCCACCTCCATAACTATTTGCAGCAAAAGGGCCCTGAAGCACCTGGACTGCCTGGTTGGTTACATTACCAGTGGCAGATGCTGAGGGTCCTGCAATATTTGTATTTGATGGAGCAGATTGAGCAAATGCTGTTCCAGAGAATACTATTGTGTAAAGACAGATAAAGAATTTGTGGTAGATTCTTCTATCGTTTTGCGATCTATCCATGTTTCTTTCGCAATTCCAGGAGTCAAGTGAGTTTCACTAAACTGGAACGGAGCACCTTGCGTTTGAATTGTGTAGTTCGCTCCTGGAGCAGGTGTTCCAGGGATGTTGATATTAGTACCAGTGACAGTATAAGATGTCCCAGTGGTATATTCTATTTGTTTGATAACTTCAACCACCTCAGTGCGAGTTCTGGTCTCAGAAGTAATCGTGCCACTCGTAAAGTTAGGAGTGACTGGTGCCGCATAGCAGGGAGAAATAAGTCCCGCTGCTAGCAGCAAAACGGGAGTTATATGTCTCACTTGAATACGCTTAACTCAACGGTTCTTTGAGCAGTACCAGTGCTTCCAGGACCACCAGCGGTGATAGTAGGAACACCAGTAGCATTGATAGTTCCGGCAAGAGAACCTGCCGAACCACCTAACTGAGTAGTAGAGTCGCTATAAAGGTTGGGAGCAGCAATTGTTCCAGAAGCTGCCGACTGACTGGTGACATCAGTATCAGCAGTAATTGAAGATTCACTGAAAGTAAATGCCCCACCATTCGTGTTGATCGCATAAGAACCAGCACCACCAACTCCACCAAGAGTTGTGACGTTAATGTTTGTGCCTGAGACAGTGTATTGAGCACCGACTCTGTTTGATTGTACCGCAGCACCCTGGACGCTTAGTTGTACGGAATCAACGATTTTTGATGTAATTTCAGCAGCAAAAGCAGGAGTAGTAAAGAATAACGAAAAGGCTAGAAGAAGCTTTTTCATTGCTCTAAAGATGAAAACCTAGCTTATTTAGGAGTGGACACTTCTTAAACTGGCACCTTGACAAATCCTAAATATTAACTTATTATGAAAAATCCCTCTCACAGGGGATTACATCATGAGATTTTGATGTGATTTTAGAGCCCAGGAGATTGCCCCCAGAGATGGGGGAAGTGCGCTTTCTCTATTGGGATGTAGAGTTCAATCGATTTTAATGCAAAATATCTTTACAGTAGCCCTGCCACTTTTGGCAACGGTTACAACCAATGCGGCAACACTGCCATTCATCAACTATAAGATGCAAGGTCCACCTCCTCCTGTCGAAGTGGCATTTAATTCAAATATTCCTGAATTGCCTCCTGTAGATGAAAAGAAGACAGCGACCAAAGAGGTTGCTCCCGAAAAACCTAAAGAGAAAAGGCTAATTTGTAAAGGGTGTAATGAAAATGAAAATGTAGCTCTGGAATATTTCCAGAACATTGGAATTAAAGACAGAAACGCCCTTGCTACCATCATGGGTAATATTCGTCAGGAATCAACTTTTGTTCCTAACATTTGTGAAGGTGGTAGCAGAACCAGTTGGGGTAACTGCGGACGCGGTTACGGACTGATTCAATGGACATCTGCCAATCGTTATTATGGATTGGGTGATTTTGCTAAGAAGTATGGTGGTTCTCCATCATCACTTCACACGCAACTTCGTTATCTGACCAATGAAGTTCAGTGGCAAGACATTGAGGAGAAGATGAAAACTCCTGGTAAGTCAATTAATCGCTACATGAACTATGCGTATAGTTGGATCGGATGGGGGCATCATGGTGCTCGTACATCTTATGCACATGAGTATGCTTCCAAACTGATCACGGTAGAAGTTTAATATATAAGGGGAGTGCTGCAGAACTCCCCTTTCTTATGTTTAAGTTTGGAAAACAAAAACCAGATATAAAACAATACGCTATAATAGGAATTGTATTATCTTCTCTTATAGCAGCACTCTCACAATGCACTGGAGTTTCTCAAGATGGACTTTGGGACTTACTGGACGAAGTTCAAAGAAAATATTTCCCACAAACTATTCTTAATGAGTTTGTTATTAAAGATCCTGCGAAGTTAGAACGTAGAATCAAACGTGATGTTGATCGTGCGATTGATGAGGTTACACCTGAATATGATCGCATTATCAAAGAATCCATAAAGAAACCTAGATATGTTGAGAAACCACCAGACGGCAGTGAGGCACAGAGACTGCTTGGTGGAGAAATGAGAATCTGTGCTCCTTGGGTTGACGACTGCCCTAAGGACTGATATAATAAGTGAGTTCAAATGACTCAGTAGCTCAGTTGGATAGAGCAACTGCCTTCTAAGCAGTCGGTCGCTGGTTCGAGTCCAGCCTGAGTCGTTGGAGATCTCATTCTCCAAACCATTCCTCTGTAGCACAGCGGTAGTGCAAACGACTGTTAATCGTTGGGTCGCAAGTTCGAATCTTGCCGGGGGAGTTAGAAGATCTGGAAATGTCTGGGTCTTCTAAACTTGGTTCTGGGTGAAATTCCCAGCGGTTTCGTTAGAGACTGTCCTTTGTAGGTTCGATACCTACATCTTCTTTATGGGAGATAAGAACGGCTACTGGAAACCACACTAAATCCTAAGTTCGCTTAGGTCAGGGGACTGATCACCCCTGCTTGTTGCCTCTGTAGCTCAGTGGTAGAGCAGCGGTTTTGTAAACCGCTGGTCGCAAGTTCGAATCTTGTCGGGGGCTCTTGACATAATACTCATTATGTCTTATACTTCTTTCGTCCGTGTGAAGGAGTGCGGTGGGGTTCCGTGCCTGTGAAGGGAAACCTGAGGCTGGGTAAATCCCCACCATTGCGGAGTTAGTTCAGCGGTAGAACGCTATCCTTCCAAGTTAGATGTCGTCGGTTCGATTCCGATACTCCGCTTCTAAAAACCTTAACCTAGTCTTAATTGACATAATCAATATGGTTATGCTATGATACCTTCAACTTAATAAAGTCTTAAGATTTGATTAAGTCTCTCTAAATAATCCCGCATAACTGGTGCCCCAACTACTCGCACCATTATGTGACCCATAATACAAGGGATTTTTCTAGTCCTGAAGTACAATGTCGTTTAGTACTAAAAACAAAACTTTATGAAAATCAAACAACTGATGCTTGCACCTGTTGCTTTGGGAATGGTTGCTCCTGTTGCTGCGAATGCCGCAGACCTTAATATGGCAGCAGTCAACCAATACACTTCCACAGAACAGGTTTCTAGCGTCACTCAACTGACTGATGTCCGTCCTACGGATTGGGCATATCAGGCACTCAGTAACCTGGTAGAACGCTATGGTTGCGTTGCTGGTTATGAGAATGGCACCTATCTGGGTGGTAAGTCTATGACCCGCTTTGAGGCAGCAGCACTTCTGAATGCTTGCCTTGACCGTGTAACCGAAGCAACTGATGAACTCCAACGTCTTGCGAATGAGTTTGCTAAGGAACTCAGCGTTATCAAAGGTCGTGTTGCCAAACTGGAAACTCAAGTTGGTTCTCTTCAGGCACAACAGTTTTCCACCACTACCAAACTCAAGGGTGAAGCAACCTTCGTTCTGGGTGGTGTAGATGGTGCTCGTCTTGCTAACAGCAGCAACGTCGGCAACACCGCATTTAACTATGACCTCCGTCTGAGTTTTGATACTTCCTTCACTGGTAAGGATCTACTCAAGACCCGTCTTCGTACTGGTAACTTCTCCAGTCAACCTTTCGGTTCATCTTCCTCCCTGTTCAAACTGGACAAGGCAGAAAGTTTCTCCAACGCAGTACAACTTGACCGTCTGTATTATCAGTTCCCTGGTCTGACCAAAGGTGTGATGCTGACTGTTGGTGCTCAGGTTCGTAACACTGAAATGGCTTGGTTGCCCACTGCTTATAAGTCGGACATCCTTGACTTCTTCTCTGTTGCTGGTGCTCCTGGTGTCTATAACAAAGCAACTGGTTCTGGTTTCGGTGCTCAGTGGACTCAACCTGGTAAAAAAGGTAAGGGTGCTTTCGTTGCTGGTGTCAACTATGTTGCCCAGAACGGAAACGATTCTACCAAAGGTCAGTTTGATGAAGATGGTTCTCTGAACACTCTGGCACAGGTTGGTTACCGTGCTCCTCAGTATGGTGTTGCTTTCGGTTACCGCTATGGTACTGAAGGAACTCGTGTTCGCAACTTCAATGCTATCGGTGGTGGTTCTGGTGCTCTTGCTGCTAACCAAACCTCCAATGGTTATGCTTTCAACGCATATTGGCAACCCAAGAAGTCTGGTATCATCCCTTCCGTGAGTGGTGCTTATGGTTGGAACACTGTAAGTGTTTCTAACAACCGCCCAACTCCTAATGGTGCTACTGATTCACAAACCTGGATGGCAGGTCTTCAGTGGAGCGATGTATTTGTAAAGGGTAATGCTGCTGGTTTCGCCATCGGTGCTCCTGGTAATGCTTCTTCTCTTGCCGCTGACCAAAAAGCGATTATGTGGGAAGCATTCTATCGTTATAAAGTTAGCGATAACATCAGCGTGACTCCTGCTGTGTTCTATGTGTCCAACAACCAAGGTCTGAAGCAAGCTTCGGACAACTATGGTGGTGTGATTCAGACGACCTTCCGTTTCTGATAATATCTACGATACCTCTAAACCTCCTTTCGGGGAGGTTTTTTGGTGTAAGGGACTATTTAACTTTTTCTTAACCTACGATTTTCTACAATGAAACTCAAACATATTGCTACAATCGGTCTTGCTCTTGCTCCTACTGCTGCATTTGCTGGACCTGCTATTAACGGAGCAGGTGCTACCTTCCCTGCCCCCATCTATCAACGCTGGTTCCAAGATTATTCAGCATCCACTGGCGAAAAGGTAAACTATCAGTCCGTTGGTTCTGGTGCTGGTGTTCGTCAGTTCGTTGCTGGAACTGTTGAGTTTGGTGCTACTGATGAACCTATCAAGGCAAAGGAAGCAGCAAAGGTCAAGCGTGGTGTAATCCAAATTCCTATGGTTGGTGGAACCATTGCTATTGCTTATAACAAGCCTGGTTGTAAACTGAAACTGACCCAGAAACAAGTTGTCCATATCTTTATGGGACACATCAAGGACTGGAAGGAAGTTGGTTGTGCTGCTGGTAAGATGGTGACGGTTCATCGTTCTGATGGTTCTGGAACCACCTATGCCTTCACTAACTCACTGGATGCGTTCGGTGGTTGGACTCCTGGTGTTGGTAAGTCCGTGAACTGGCCAGTTGGTGTCGGTGCGAAAGGTAATGAGGGTGTTGCTGGAACCATCAAGAACACTCCTGGTGCTATCGGTTATGTGAACACTGGTTTCGTTCGCGTAAATAAACTCCAAGCTGCTGTCCTCCAGAATAAAGCAGGTAAGTTTGTTGGACCTTCTGCTGTGACTGGTGCTGCTGCTCTGAATGGTATTAAGATTGACCCCGTGACCCTTGCTGGTGAAGACCCTAACCCCGCAGGTCTTCAAGCATACCCTATCTCCACTCTGACCTGGATTCTTGCCTATAAGAGTGGTTATGCTCCTGGTAAGGCAGAAGCAGTCCGTGAGGCACTGAACTATGCCCTGAGCACCAAAGCACAAGGCATTGCTGATGACTTGGGTTATGTTCCTCTTGCTGGTTCCATCCTTAACAAGGCTCGCATCAAAGTCAAACAAGTTGGTTTAGGCGAGAAGTGATACATAGAGGGGGTTGACAAGACCCCCTTTTTAATGTATTATAGATAACGAGTTAGGAGGTCTATGTCTCTTATTTCCCAGCGTGATAGAGAAGTCGCTATGACTGCTATCAATCATTATGTTGATTATCTGACTAGTGAGATTGAGTTTTATGAAAGGGAGGAAATGTTAGATGATACTAACTATCAAGATCATAAGTCAGAATTGCCTGAAGTTTATGCTCTTCTAAACTGGATTAAACTAGAGTACTACAAAAATGAAAATTAATCTGTGGTATTGTGTCGATATGAAACAATGGCGTTGGACTCTTACCGACGATCATCGCCCAATCGTAAGGCAAGAGTCTGGGCAAAGAGAAAACCTACGTGATGCTATGAATGATGTAGCAAATACTGTAGAATTTATGACAGGAAGATTCTAATTTCCTGGGCGATTAACTCAGCGGTAGAGTGCGCTCCTTACAAGTGTGAAGTCACTGGTTCGAATCCAGTATCGCCCATAGTATAAATACTTTCAAAAAGAAGTATAATGGAATCTCTATATAAACTTCTGAGCGATACGCAAGCATCGCTCTTTTTACTTTTCCAAAAAACTTGGGTTTATCACTGGCACGTTGTTGGTGAAGATTTTAAACAGATTCATGATCTATTTGGGGAGCAGTATCTTGCTATTCAAGAAGAAATTGATAGATTATCTGAGCACATGAGATTTTTAGGTGTTAAACCTATCAGTTCTCTTTCAAGAGTTTTGGAAGTTTCTGGAGTTTCGGAAGCAAAAACTAATATTTCCTCAATGGAAATGATTCGTGATCTACTTGATGATCACAAAAAAATGGTGTCCATGTTTGATGCTGCTGCTGTAGAGGCTGAGGAGCAGAAGTCTAGGGGGACAATTAATCTTCTTGACGATTTAAATGAAGCACACGGAAAATTTGTTTGGATGTTAAGATCTTTTATTGAATGATAGTGGTATTGAGTTATGGTAAGCGTAAGATGCAAAGTCTGCGGGACTGAATTGATCAGTCACCCAGTTAAAACAAAGTCTTGTGGTTGTGCAAATATGACCACAGTAAAGGGAGATTTAATCACTGCTGTAG